TGTAAAAGGTAGCATAGAACAACAAGAGGGTATAAATCCTACAGTACCAAGTACTGGTACACAAACAACTACGACTGTCACATCAGCTACAACACAGGGTACAGCTACTGTATCAACTGTTGGTGTTCAAGGTGAGAGTGGTACTGCTGTAAATCTAGAGCAAGGTCAGAATGTAGATGTACTTACTGATGGCTTAGAGAATGGATCTATTCTAGTATATAAAACAGCGACCTCTAAATGGCAGGTCACAAAATTAATGAACGAGGGACAACAACTCGATTCAGGAGAATTTTAATAGGAGACAAAGATGGCAGCAATTGTTAGAATAAAAAGATCGTCGACTTCGGGAAACCCCACGACTCTTGCAGCAGGGGAACTCGCATACTCAGGTCTTACCGATAACGGATCCAATGGTGGTGATAGACTATATGTTGGTTTCGGTACGGAAACTGCAGGAAATGCAGCAAACCACTTCGTAATAGGTGGTAAATACTTTACAGACATAATAGATGGAGCAACTAATGCTAACACAGCAAGTAAGTTAGTAAAAAGAGATGGCTCTGGTAATTTTTCCGCAGGTACTATTACTGCGAACTTAACAGGTAATGCATCTACAGCAAGTACTGCTGCAGCTTGGACTACTGGAAGAACTATTACTATCGATGGTGATGTAGATGGTTCTGCTACAGGTGTTGATGGTTCAGGTGATGTCACTATTACTACTGCCCTAGATGCTACAGGAGTCTCCGCAGGATCTTATGGTAGTTCTACTGCTATACCAAATATCACTGTTGATGCTAAAGGTCGTATTACTGCTGCCAGTACTTCCTCTATCACAACTTCATTCACACTTACTGACGGATCTAACTCAGAAACTATTGCAGGTGGTAATACTTTAACTGTCACAGCAGGAGAAGGTATTGATGCAGTAGTTGGCTCAACTGATACTCTAACTATTTCAGCAGAAGATGCTACCTCGTCTAACAAAGGTATTGCTTCTTTCGGTGGCGACTTTAGTGTATCAAGTGGTGCAGTATCATTAGCCAATAATTCTATTACTATTGGATCTGATGCAGTTGCACTAGGTGCTACTAGAACTGATATAAATGGATTAACAAGTTTAGATGTTGATAATTTAACATTAGATGCTAATGCTATTACTTCAACAGACTCAAATGGAAATATAGAACTTTCCCCTAATGGTACTGGTACTGTTGTTGTACCAGCTTCATACGAAGCTAGAGCAGGATTCTCAAGTCAATCATTAGTAAATAAAGCATATGTAGATTCTGTCACTTCAGGTCTTTCAGTTAAGACTCCTGTTAAAGTTGCTACTACTGGAAACCTTAACGCAACTTATAACAATGGTGCAGGTACACTAACAGCAAACTCTAACTTCGCATTATCAGTTGATGGTGTTACAGTATCAGTAAATGACAGGATACTAGTTAAAGACCAGAGTACTGCTGCACAGAATGGTTTCTATAAAGTCACAGCTACTGGTTCAGGATCTGCTGCATTCGTTTTAACTAGAACTCCTGATGCAGATGCTGCATCAGAATTAGTTGCTGGTGCATTTGCTTTCGTTGAAGAAGGTACTGCTAACGCAGACAATGGTTATGTACTATCAACAGATGGAGCTGTCACATTAGGTACGACTGCTATTAACTTTGAACAGTTCTCAGGAGCAGGTCAAATTAGTGCTGGTGATGGTTTAAGTAAAACAGGAAACGCATTATCTTTAAATGTAGATGATAGTTCAATAGAAATAAATGCCGACACTGCTAGAGTAAAAGCATTAGGTGTTACGAATGCGATGTTAGCAGGAAGTATCGCTAATTCTAAATTATCAAACTCAAGTGTCACAATTAATAGTAATTCGCTCGCATTAGGTGCTTCTTTAACTCTAGACTCAGACGACATAGGTGAAGGATCTTCTAATCTATATTACACTAACGCAAGATCTCGTGCTGCATTAAGTGTCACTGGTAGCACAGGACTATCTTATAATGATAGTACAGGTGTCCTAGCAGGACTAGATGCTACCACATCAGTAAAAGGTGTTGCATCTTTCGCTTCAGCAAACTTTACAGTCACAAGTGGAGCAGTAGCAATAACAGGTGTAGATGGCGGAACTTACTAAAAGTTATAAGAAATAATTTTTTTATAACTAACTTAATAGGAATGGTTCATGTCAACTGTAATAAAAGTAAAAAGATCTGAAACTGCTTCAAGTGTTCCAACCACTTCCGACTTAGCTGTCGGTGAAATTGCAGTAAATACTGCAGACAAAAAAATTTATGTTCGTGCTTCAGGTGGTGTAGTTGAAGTAGCGAATGTTGTAGCAGGTGGTGGCTCAGGAGATATTACTGAAGTTCTTACTGCTACTGGCTCAGGTTTAACAGGTGGCTCAACTGCTGGCTCAGCAAACCTAGCAATCAATGTAGACGATTCCTCTCTACAAGTTTCAGGAAATACATTACAAGTAAAAGCAAGTGGTGTCACGAATGCCATGCTTGCTAATTCAGGTGTGACTTTAAACTCACAATCATTATCCTTAGGTGGTACTCTAACATTAGATACAGATAATATTGGCGAAGGATCTACTAATCTTTACTACACTAACGAAAGAGTTGATGATAGAATATCAGCTCTAGTTCAAAATGGTACAGGTCTTACTTGGACATATGACGACAACGCAAACTCATTTACTCCAGCAGTTTCTTTATCTTCTTTTGATACAGATAATTTATCTGAAGGATCTACTAATTTATACTACACTGACACAAGAGCAAATGCTGCAATAGATGCAAGAGTCACTAAAACTTTTGTTGATAATCTAAATGTAGTTGCTGCAAGTGCAGGCACTGCTACTACTGCTACAGCTTTGGCTAGTGCTCAAAATTTTAGTCTTACTGGAGATGTCACTGCTTCCGCAGTTTCATTTGATGGTTCAGGTGCAGTTCAACTTACTACTGATATTTCTGCTAACTCTGTTGGTCCTACTGAATTAAATGTTACAGATGCTGCAGGTGCATTACAATCTGATGGAGCAGGAAACTTATCATTCGGTTCAGTTAGTGCTTCTTTCGGAGCAATAGCAGAACATGTATTACCAGCAGCTGATGATACTTACGATCTAGGATCCTCTACTAAAAAATGGAGAAACTTATATGTTGGTGGGAATACTATATTCCTAGACGATGCTAAGATTATGAAAGACCAAACAACTGGTCAGATTCAAATGAACGCAGGAGTGACTAACTCTATCGCATCTATTACTGTGACTGATGGTGGTGCTGGGTATTTAAATGCACCAACTATTACTTTCCCACTTCCTAATAACTCAGGTGTAGATACTGCAGTTATGTCCGATGCAGGTGGTGGTTATACCTCTGCTCCTACTGTCACTATCGATGCACCATCTACTACTCCTGCAAGACAAGCTACTGCAACTGCTACTATTGTTGACGATGGTCAGAATAGTAATACATTTGCAGTTAGTGGTATTACTATTACTGACTCTGGCTCAGGTTATCCGACTGCACCTAATATCACTCTATCAGCTCCACCTTCTGGTGGAGTTCAAGCCACAGCAACTACGACAGTTTCTGCAAGAAGTAATGGTGGTCGACCAGCTGCAGCATACTCTACTATAAATGCTAACACTGGAGAAGTGACAGCTGTCACAATGACTGCTGGTGGTTCAGGATATTCAACTGTACCTACTCTTACAATAGGAAGTCCAAATGTAGATACGACTTTTAATAGTACAGTGTATAATGATGGAAGCAATAATTATTATACATTCTTAGGTGGTGTAAACGAAACTTTAAAATTAATACAAGGTCAAACATATACTTTTGATTTATCATCAAGTACACACTCAGGACATTTATTTGCACTTAGTGCTACTCAAGATGGTACACATGGTGGGGGAACTAAACTTACTTCAGGTGTGACATATAGTGGTACGCAAGGAACATCAGGTGCTACGATGGTTCTAGTTGTAGATGCAAATACACCTAGCACATTATATCCTTACTGCGAAACACATTCAGGTATGGGTGGTAGTGCGACATTCACTAAATTAGCAACAGGAACAACAGCAACTTTAACTCCTGTTCTTGCTTCTTATGACGACACTTTAAACCAGACTTTTGCTATGCAACCCTTTACCATGGCAATGTCAGTCGCATTAGGAGGATAAAAAGGAACTAAATAGTATTATGGCAAATCCAGCAACAAGAGAACAATTAAAAGATTACGCATTAAGATCGCTCGGTGCACCAGTGATTGAAATAAATGTGGCTGAAGAACAGCTAGAAGATCGCTTAGATGAAGCGATTGAGTATTTCAACATTAATCACTGGAATGGTACTGAACGAGCATACTTCTCGCATAACATTACTGGTACGACTTTAGCACTAACCTCTGCTGCAGCAGATGCTTTTACAGCAGGAGAAACTTTCGTTGGTGCTACCTCTGGTGCAAAATCAGTAGTACATAAAACTTCAGCTGGGTCAAACATTATATATCAAAAAGTAAATAACCTAGAGATCGCTCCTGATGGATTTACTGCTGGAGAAACTATTACTGGAGAAAGTTCTGGAGCAACTGCTGTAATTAATACTATTACAAAAGGTGATACTGAGAATGGATACATTCCTGTCACTGATGAAATATTCGGAGTTCAAAAAGTATTTACAGTGTTCTCTAATACTACCGACTCTAGAAACATATTTGATTTACAATATCAACTAAGATTAAATGACTTGTATGATTTAACTTCTACAAGTATTGTTTACTATACAACTGTAATGGGTCACTTATCATTGCTTGACCTAATGTTAAATGGTAAAACTTTATATCGTTTCAATAGAATGCATAATAAATTGTTTATCGATTTAGACTGGCGAAGTGATGTAAAGATAGGAGATTTTATTTTAGTTGATGTTTATAAAGCATTAAATCCTAACGAATATACAAAAGTATATGGCGAACCATGGATGAAAAAATATACTACTGCCCTGTTCAAGAAACAGTGGGGACTTAATCTTAAAAAGTTTTCGGGACTAGTCTTGCCTGGAGGTGTATCAATGGATGGTGATGGTATATATAACGAAGCCATGAACGAGATACAACAACTAGAAGACGAACTTATAGGAAAAGGTGCACCACTAGAGTTCTTTACAGGGTAATTAAATGGCAGGCAGAAATACTTACATATCTCAAGGAGTAGCATCTGAACAGAATTTAATAGAGTCTTTAATTATTGAGTCTCTAAAAATTTATGGTCAGAATGTTTTTTATATTCCTAGAACGCAAGTAGCCAAAGATGAAATCTTAGGTGAAGATCCCCTATCAAAGTTTGAGCAAGCATTCCCTATCGAAATGTATTTCGAGAATGTAGATAACTTAGGTGGGCAAGGTCCATTTATTCAAAAGTTTGGATTATTTAATGAGCTAACTGCTACACTAGTTGTAGCAAGATCTAGGTGGCAAGAATTAGTTGGGCAACATGGTAATACCTTTGTGCCTAACAGACCAAACGAAGGAGACCTAATTTATTTCCCTCTTACTAAAGGATTGTTTGAAATTAAATTTGTACAACACCAAGATCCTTTTTATCAACTAGGAAAATTATATACATTTAAAATGGAAGTTGAATTGTTTCAATATGCTTCTGAAAAAATTGATACTGGTGTTCCTGAGATTGATAAGTTTGAAGAACTTAAAACTTTCTCACAAGATCCTACAAGAACAGAGAATATGTTTGTCGATTCTATAACTGTCACAAATATTGGTAAGGGTTATGCTACTGCTCCTGGGATTACCTTTACAGGTGGTACACCTAGCACTACTGCTGCTGCTACCTGTACTATTGACTCAGAGGGTAGAATAAATGCAATAAACATTACCAATGTAGGAAATGGATATAATGCTATTCCTACTATTACTATCGACGCACCACCTGCTGGTGGAGTTCAAGCTACAGCAACTTGTACTATTAAACTGAATGTAGATAAGCAAGGTGGTTATGCTGACAACTTAGAGATAGCTACAGAAAGACAACCCACTACTAACGAAAAAGTTGCTTGGTCAGAAAATAATCCGTTTGGAGAATTCTAATGTTAGGTAAACCACCCTTTTATCATCAGACGATAAGGAACTGTATTATTGGTTTCGGTAAGATGTTTTCAGATGTAGAGTTTGAAAGATTCGATAACTCTGGTACAGCTCAGCAAAAGATATTAGTACCAATCGCATATGGTCCAAAAGAAAAGTGGGTACAAAGGTTAGAGCAAGATCCAACTTTAGAAGACCAACAATATACTACTTTACCTCGTTTGTCATTTGAAATGGCAGCGATATCGTACGACCCACTTAGAAAAACCAATCGTATGGGTACTCTTAAAATTAACAGGACATCAGCTGGTGGTGGCTCAGGTAAAAGGGATAAACTTTTTGCACCTGTACCATTTAACTTAGATATGCAATTAAATTGTCTTACTAAGACTACTGAAGATGGTTTACAGATAGTAGAGCAAATCCTACCCTTTTTTACTCCAGAGTTTACAATGAAGATAAAGAATACCGACCCAACTCTGGAAACTGAAACAGATGTTCCAATAATACTAAATAGTTCTAGCTTCGTAGATGATTATGACGGAACTTTTGAGATACGAAGATTCGTCACATGGACCTTCAACTTCACTCTAAAAATAATGTTATTCGGTGGAGTTGACCAAACTGGTTCAGTTATTACATCTACATTCGTAGATCTAGGTAATCCAGATGAACAACATAGAGCAACTGGTGACCTAAATAACTTACAAGTGACTGACTTGGGTTGGAATATAACTCAAAAACAAGATTTATAGGAGAAGTTTTAAATGGCAAAACAAGATTTAAATATTGGTACTCTAGCCAACGATGGTACAGGTGATACCCTTAGAGATGGTGGTACAAAAGTAAAGGCAAACTTTGACGAACTTTATACTGCCCTTGGTGGTAATACTGTACAGATTGCGATCCCAGGATCGGGAGTCACTAATGGTCAAGTATTAAAATACAACGCAAGCAACTCAGCTTTTGAACCAGACACAGATACTAATGTAAACACAACTTATACTGTATCCGCAGAAGTTTCTGGTACTGATGCTTCTATTAGATTGACTGGCTCAGACGCAAGTACTGATAATGTAAATCTAGTATCTGGTACAGGTATTAATATTGATAGAACTGATGCCGATAACATTACTATAAACAACACAGTCACAAATACAACTTATTCAACCTCTATTCAATCTGTCACAGCTGGTTCTAAAGAATTAAGACTATCTGGTTCAAACTCAGTAAATGATGACATTACTATTACTGAAGGAGCAGGTATTGTATTAACAAGTTCAAACGATGCTCAGCTTACTATTACTTCAGTGTCATTACAACAGTTTGACTTTTCAGCTGGTGATGGTACTAACTATACAGTTTCTGGCTCAGGTCTTTTAACTGCTGGTGAAAACGATCCACAACTATTTGTATATAGAGGACATACTTATCGTTTCAGACATACGATTGCTGGAAACGCACACCCACTTGAAATCGTAGAGTTCGGTACATCTACTGCACCTGCTGCTGATTATATCAGCTCAACTAACGCAACTAGAAACCTTGCTACAACTAATGATATTATTACATTCACAATTCCGATGAATGCTGCAACAGGAAATACTTACCAATATAGATGTACTGCTCACCCAAGTAGTATGCTTGGTACAATTACTGTTGTATAATAATCTCCGCAAGGAGGACTAATGGCATCGACCTATTATAATGCAAATCAAAATCTAAAAGCTGTAGGTGTTCCTGTAGAATTTACAGAGGAACAAGTTAAAGAGTATATCAAGTGCAAACGCAACCCAATATACTTTATCGAAAACTACTGCAAGATTGTATCACTTGATGATGGTGTTGTTGATTTTAAACTGTATGCTTGTCAAAAAAGAAAAGTAAAACATATCATGAAGAATCGTCAGACGATTCTAATGGAAGGAAGACAGCAGGGTAAAACAGTCGTAAGTGCTGCATGTATATTACACTTCACATTATTTAATGATAATAAGACTGCTGCGATTATGGCAAACAAAGCTACTGCTGCCAGGGAAGTTTTATCTAGATACCAACTTATGTACGAGTACCTTCCTAACTGGATGCAACAAGGTGTAGCTGTTTGGAACAAGGGTGATATAGAATTAGAGAATGGCTCAAAGATATTTACTGCTGCGACTTCTAGTTCAGCGATTCGTGGTAAATCAGTAAACTGGCTTTATATTGATGAAGCTGCAATTATACCGAATACTGTAGCAGAAGAATTTTTTACTTCTGTTTATCCTACGATCTCAGCTGGTAAAGATACCAAAGTATTACTGTCCTCGACACCTCTAGGATATAATCACTTTTGGAGATACTGGGAAGCTGCACAAGAGGGCAGGAATGATTTTGCTCCATTGTTTATACCTTATACTGATATCCCAGGAAGAACTAAAAAGTGGGCAGAAAAACAAAGAGCATTACTTGGTGACTTAAAATTTAATCAGGAAGTATTATGTGAGTTCTTAGGATCTAGTGCTACTCTTATAAGTGCGAGTGCAATAGGTGAAATGAAACCCAAGCCATTTATATTATCAAGAGATGGTTTAGATATACAAGAAGAGCCGATTCCTGGACATTCATATACTCTAGTCGCAGATACTGCTAAAGGTGTGGGTGGAGATTACAGTGCTTTCGTAGTAATAGATACGACAGCAGTACCATATAAAGTTGTAGCAAAGTATAGAAACAACTCTATTAGTCCTTTACTTTATCCCAATATTATTGATAAGGTGGGCAAGGAATATTATAATGCTCAGGTATTAGTAGAAACAAATGCTAGTGAGCAAGTACCTTATATATTGTACAACGAACTAGAGTACGAGAACATGATTATGGTTTCTCGTACAAACATGGGTCAAAAGATTACTGGAGGGTTTGGCTCAGGTAAAAGTCAGTATGGAGTAAATACTGATAGAAAAATTAAAAGAATTGGTTGCCAGAATCTAAAAACATTAATAGACGAAGGCAAACTACACATTTATGATGGGGATATTATAGGTGAGATAAGTACCTTTATTGAAAACAAAGGATCTTTTTCTGCTGATGACGGATATCACGATGACTTAGTTATGTGCCTAGTATTGTTTGGTTGGCTTACATCAGACTCTTATTTTACGGAATCTAACGATGTAAATTTACGAGAAGAGATGTATAAAAACCAGATGAAACAGATAGAAGAGGAGTTGACTCCTTTCGGTTTTATTAACGATGGGCAGAAGTACGATGACGAGGAAGAGCTTTTAAACTTCTAAAATCGTATAAAAACTAAATAAAAGCATTGGGGAATTAATAGTTCCCTTTTGAATTAACGAATTCATTAATAAGGAGAAACAAATGGCTTTTCAACTCAGTCCTGGAGTAGTTGTCAAAGAACAAGATTTCACTTCAATTGTACCTAATGTGGCAACATCATCTGGTGCTTTTGCTGGGAACTTTCAATGGGGTCCAATCGAAGACCCTGTACAAATTGTTTCTGAAAATAACTTAGTAGAAAGATTCGGTGAACCTACCGACGCAACTTTCGATAGTTTTTTCACTGCAGCTAACTTCCTATCATATTCAAACAACTTATTAACAGTTCGTGCCGACACTACTGCTGCGAGAAACGCAGTCGCTACTGGTACAGCTGTTAAGATTAAAAACTTAAATGACTACACCTCTTCATATGTTGGTGGGTCAAATAATGTCGGTACTTTCGCTGCAAAGTGGGCAGGCACAAGAGGAAACTC